TACCAGATCTTAAACCCATTATTCGATAAGCAGTTTATAACGCACAGTTACGGTTGTAGACAAGGGAAAGGCACAACAAAAGCGCGCGATCAGCTTCAACGCTGGCTTCGAAAAGTGAATCGAAGTGAAAAAACCTGGTACGTGTTAAAGCTTGACATTTCAAAATATTTCTATCGCGTGGATCACGCGGTTTTGATGGATATATTATCACGAAAAATCAAGGACGAAGAAATTCTTCGCGACCTTTACAAACTGATAAATTGTGAAAATACGGCGTTCGGCCTTCCGGCTGGCGTGCAACCGGAACTTTGCAACGAAGAAGACTGGCTTTTTGATCGCGGTATGCCAATCGGAAACCTTACAAGCCAGATGTTCGCGAATATCTATCTAAACGAATTAGATCAATACTGTAAACACGAACTTGGAATCCATCTGTTTATTCGATACGTGGACGACATTATTATCTTGTGGCCGGATAAAGAGGAATTGAAGGGAATCCTGGATAATATAAAAAACTTCCTGGAAGAACGCCTTCACCTGGAACTAAATAATAAAACCAGTATTCGCCCGGCGTGGCTTCCGGTCACGTTCGTAGGGGCGCAGATTTCACCGAAATTTATCCGAATGAGGAAAAGCACGCGAAAGCGTATGTTCCGCCGGATAAAGTTCATTAAAAAGCTTTTTGAAGCTTGCGAAATAGGTTTTCAAAAACTTAATAACACAATGCAAAGCTATTTCGGCCTGATCCAGCATTTCACGGCCGGAAATCTTTTAAGAAAAATCATTGACGAATTTTCTTTTCGTATTCGCAACAATTCATAGTCGGGAATTATCCCGGCTATTTTTAATTGTCTATTTTCAGGGAAAGGGGGTTCGCCGATGGAAGCAGAATTTGAAAGAGAAGTTCTCGATCGCCTTATCAAGATCGAAGAAAAGCTTGACGGCTACAACAACGCAAAGGTGAAAACATACGAGAACGAGAAAGCGATTCTTCGGATCCAGAACGATCTTGAAGATGTAACAACAAAGGTTGACAGCCTGGAAGAATCGAACAAATGGCTTTTCCGAACAGTCGTCGCGGCAATCATCACAGCGGCGGTCGGGATTTTATTCACGTTAATTCGATCAGGCGTCGGAATGTAAGAAAGGAGCAAAGAAGACTATGTTTAAGAATTCAGTTTTGAAAGCGTCAGTAAACACAAAGGAATGGGCAAAGAAAGCGGCTATTCGCGCCGTTAAAACAATGGCACAGACAGCCGTTGCGGTGATCGGCACAAGCACCGTTGTAGCCGCCGTAGACTGGAAGATCGTCGTATCTTCCGCCGTAGTTTCTGGCGTTGTAAGCATTTTAACAAGTGTTGCCGGTATTCCGGAAGTAGAAAGTGAGGAATAATATCATGGAAGTAAAAATGATTGACGTATCAGTTCATAATGGCGTTATTGACTGGGACAAGGTAAAGGCGTCTGGAATCGGCGGCGTGCTTATGCGTTGCGGCTATGGTTCCGACATTGAAAGCCAGGACGACAAAATGTTCAAGAGAAACGCCGACGAGTGTTCCAGACTGGGGATTCCGTTCGGCGTTTATCTGTATTCTTACGCAAAAAATACAGATATGGCAAAATCAGAAGCAGATCACGCGCTTCGTCTGGTGAAAGGCTACAAGCTTAGTTATCCGCTTTATATCGACGTTGAGGAAGCCAGCCAGTCCGGAATTGCGAAGGACGTTGTAAAAGTCTTTTGTGAAGCCGTGAAGGCCGCTGGTTACATGCCTGGCGTGTATGCTAACGAAAACTGGTGGAATAACTACCTGGTGGGCGTTGATTCATACACAAAATGGGTTGCAAAGTACGGAGTAAACAATGGACAGCCTGGGAACAAGCCGAACGTTTCAAACTTCGATATTTGGCAGTACACCAGCAAGGGATCATGTGACGGAATCGGTTCTTCCGGACTTGACATGAATATTTGTTACAGAGATTTTCCGGCAGAGTTAGGCGGATCCAAACCAGCACCAGCGCCGGCGGAGAAATCCAACGAGGAAATCGCGAACGAAGTTCTGGCCGGAGCCTGGGGAAATGGCGACGACAGAAAGAACAGACTTTCCGCCGCCGGCTATGATTACGACGCGATCCAGGCGATTGTCAATCAGAAAGCCACACCGGCGAAGAAGTCCAATGAGGAAATCGCAAAGGAAGTTCTGGCCGGAGCCTGGGGAAATGGCGACGACAGAAAGAACAGACTTTCCGCCGCCGGCTATGATTACAACGCGATCCAGGCGATTGTCAATCAGAAAGCCGCACCGGCGAAGAAGTCCAATGAGGAAATCGCAAAGGAAGTTCTGGCCGGAAAATGGGGAAATAACCCACAGAGAAAGGCAAAGCTTGAAGCCGCCGGTTACAATTACGCAACCATTCAAGCGATTGTAAACAAAATGTGTTAATTGTAAATGATATAATTTACAAAATACACTTTACAGTTTAGAAAATGTGTGATACAATGGCGCAGAGGGAAGGGGTTTAAGGGGGAACAAAATTCTTTCAAAATCCACCTGGATAATCGGCTATAAAATAGCCGCCAGGCTTCCAGATTTGCCCGAATTTCGTCTTAAATAATTTTAGGCGAAGAAATACCCACGCAAGCATTAAAACCGATTTACGGGGCTTGTGTGGGTTCTTTTTTATTTCTGACATATTCTGATTTGTTCTGATAAACTCTGATTATCTCTGATTTACTCTGATTTTTGATTCACGTTGTTTTTATACAGTCCTTTTTCTTCCAGATAAGAAATAAAATCTTCTTCCGGAATTCCGATCGCATGTGAAAAAGTTTCCACATATCTATTAAATTCATTGTGCCAGTGTTCAAAACCTTTCTGATCGTGAGATAAGAAGGCTTCACTTGCCTTGTTCCAGGCGCCTATTGTTTTATTTACAGCCGCTTCAAGGGCTTCTTTCCATTCTTCCATTGTCTTTCCTTTCTGGCGGCCGGAGCCGCCGCAAATGTCAAAGCGTTGAATCGAACTTCATAACTGTTTCTATGATCTTGATCCGGTATTTCAAGTTAGAAGCCGAAGTTGTTAAGATTTCGCGTTCGCGTTTACAAGGCACAAGTGAAATCGCATAATTCACAAGTTTTTCTTCCGCCGCCTGGAATTCTTCCTTTGCCTTGCATAATTCCGCCCACAGTCCGCAGTCTTCAACGAGTGCGCCGAAGTCGTCGATTGCTTGATCCGCGATCGAATCATCGTCGATCGCCCAGGTGCGAGAAGGAACCGTTCCGTCTTCATTTACAACGCCCAGGCTTTTCACAAAAGCGGCTTCCAGTTCCTTTTCCCTGGCTTCCAGCGCTTCCAGGGCCTTCTTTGTTTCGATATACTCTTTTTGTTCTCTGTTATATTTTCTTCTCATATATTTAACCTTTCCGCCAGCGGCACCAGGCCGCCGGCTTAAAAATATTATGCTGTTAATGCCGGGGCCATTGAATACTGGCCCAGTGGATAAACGGTTTCGGCGTTTTTGTATTCAGAAGCCGCCTTGATGATCCGGCACTTCTGAACCTTTTCACCGTCCGAAATGGTGATTGTTTTCGCCGTTCTGGCTGTTACGGTGTAAGTCCACACACAGTCATGATCGCAGATACTACGCATTGAATAAGTTTTTCCGATTTCAAATTTCTTCATTTTTATTTACCGCCTTTCCTTAACTTCTGATTACATTATACACTTTATAGTGTAATATGTCAAGCAAAAATGTAAAGAAAAATAATAAAAATGTAAAATTATTATTTCTATATTACATTATAAAGTGTATAAAAGGCGGCGCACTGGCCGCCCTTCATTTACTGGATCGAATCGCTGACTTCCATTCGATGATCGCGAAGCTTTATCTGTTTAATTGTTTCCGGGTGATCTTCACCGAAATTATATTTCATGTGTTCGATCATCGGATCCAGACGTTCGGCTTCTTCCTTGAAGTATTCCTTGATATACCGGCGATCAATATCTGTTCTGACTTCGATTGTCGCATGTTCTTTATTCCAGGCATTGGCTTCAATGGATTTCATTCGATCACTTACGAATGACATAATCGGCCAGAAACAAATATTTTTCTTTACGGTGCTTAACTGACCGTTTCTTTTTAATTTAAGAAGACAATAATCACTTCCGAGCCAGCCGAGTTCTTCCGGCGACTTTTCAATGAAGTAAAGTCCGTTATCTGTTTTGAAGTATGCGTTTTTGATTTCTACCACACAACCAGTTACCATTTCTTTTCCGTTCTTATCTAACATTTTTAATTCCTCGCTTTCCTTAACTTCTGATTACATTATACACTTTATAGTGTAATATGTCAATATAAAATGTAAAGAAAACAATTAAAAAATAAAATATTTATTTCAACTTGACATTATAAAGTGTAAAATGTAAAATACATATATCAATTTAAGAAAGAAGGTGTTTTCGTGGGAATGACAACAGCCGAAAAGATCCGCCTGATTGTTGGACGTCGCGGCGTAACAATGGGAGAAGTCGCAGAAGGGACGGGGCAGACGCGCCAGAACTTTTCGAACAAATTAAAACGTGACGATTTCAAGGAATCGGAATTGTCACAGATCGCGGAATTCCTTAATTGCGAATTTAAGATCATTTTCGTGGATAAGGAATCCGGCGAAGAATTCTAAAATCAAATTGAAAGGGAAATAACATGAATTTAATAGATTTACGATATATAGACAATCTGAAAGACTTAGATCTTGACACGGTAGACATAAGCAAGCCAGCGCCGGAATTTGAGCCGAACAGACAGTTCTATTTTATGGCGAAAGCCCGTTCCTGGGTAAAGAAAAAATCCAAAGAACTGGGACGTCCCATGACCTTTTTTACTCAAACTTTCGGGTGTCAGATGAACGCGAGAGACTCTGAAAAGCTTTGCGGAATCCTGGAAAAAATCGGTTACGTAGAAGCT